ACTACGATTTGTACTGGTAGATTACGATGGAATAAAATCTATTTTAGTTTCAACTAAACTCGATTTAAATCCAATAAAAATTATTGAGTTGTATAGCTGGAGATTCAAGATTGAATGTACCTTTAGAGAGTTGAAAGAACTTAACGCACTACGTGCGGACTTTTTTCACCTTTAATCAATACACTTAAAATTCATTTTCATGCACTTTGGACATTCAAGTATCGGTACATCTTCACCCTCAGATGTTTTTGTTCTTTTTTTAGTCCAACCATACGCAACATCTATAATAGCTTCATTCACTTCTAAAGTTCTGTCACAATTAGAACAATGATAATTGTACATTCTTGGTGGTGGACCAAACGGTATATCCTCCCCCTCTATCTCCATTTCCACTTTCTCTGTTGGTTTTTTCTTCATATTTACCTCTTTTCATATTCTCTTCTTCACTATATATTACTCCATATTCTGGATGCCATATACGCCATAACACCATTCTTACCCCACAATATGGACATTTCAAAGGATCTTTTCCACTACCTTCCTTAAATCTTTCTCTATATGATTTTGATTCTATAATTTCATAAACATCTTTAATTTTTCCTTTTATCTTCCCTATTATCTCTTTTATTATCTTTCTCCATTTTTTTAATGATTTTGTTGCCTGAAGACCATAATATCGTGTTCTTTGAAAACCTTTTGGCAATATATGTTGCACCATTCTTCCCATAAACGTCATTACATCTACAGTTTCTATTTTTTTCTTTTTTGTTACATGATCATTATAGCAATACGTCACTTTCTCACCTGTATATTCTATTATTCTTCTTACACTTATTGGTGGTGAAGCTACATATTTGGCTAAATATTTTGCTAGACCAATTGAACTTTTAGGTACTTTGCCTTTATCTATATTAGCTACAAATCCCTTAGGATATTCCTTATATAATTTATCAATCATTTTTTCCATTTCATCAGTTTTTACATTTTCTCTTATCATTTCAAGCAAGTAATATTGCCACTTCATATGTAATGTATCAATTTTTACATACTTCAATTCCTTCCATTTCATTTTTTCTTCATCTATCCCACCATTTGTCATTATTATATGAATATGAGGATTATATTGTCCTGACCTTCCATATGTCTGCAATACTATTATTGTTCCTATTTTAACTTTCTTTCTAAATGCATCACTCAACAAATCTTCTAAACACTTATGTCCCACTTTTATTAATGCATCTAACAATTGCCCCTTAAATCTATCTTTATAAAACACCGGTCTTAACTGCTCTGGAACTGTTAAAACCACATGTCTATATCTCATACCTGGATGTAACATTTTACTTACTCTACTTACCATTTCATCTACATGTACTTTTACACAACTCAAACAAAACATACATTTACAACTAAATGCTATTTTTCTTTCTCCAATCCCGCAATTCAAACATCTGTATTCAGTGTATCCACCTAATTCTGTTCCACACTTTAACATTTTATCTATTACATCATTATACTGGGGATTTTCATATCTGGGATATTCTTTCTTAAAACTTTCCCAATTTTCCTTTATTATTTTTTTGAATATATTTTTATCTTCTTTATCTTTGGAACTTATCATTCAGCTTATCTCTCACACATTAATTATATGAATATATGTTGCCATAAATCTCTTTTGTTTTCAATACTTTGCTCTTTAAATATTTACTTTTTATGATTTGATCTTTAGATTTTAAAAAAGGAAATTCCTATACTATTAAATTAGGTTTTGGTCTTGTATTACTTTTCCACATATCCAATTTGTATCTAAACCACCAAAATAAAATGGATATGTATCATCATCATTAAATGTCCAACTAATCGGGAATTTAACTTCACAATTAGATATATATCTTTTAGTTGCTAGAAATTGATAAATTTTTTGCAAGATATTTATAACATCTTTATGCCCTTGATATGTATCTTTATCATTGTAAATCCCAATCATAAAAGTAATTCTAGTTGAATTTTCTTCACCATCATCTTCTCCATTTTCTAATCTTACTAGAATAAATGGGTAGTGAGTTAAATCTTTTTGATTTAATTTAGCAGGCAAATATTGAGGATATATATTTAATTCAACTTCCTCAACATTAAATGATCTATATTCAGAGAATAGATTTTTAAGTTTTTCAACTATATCATCTTGCAAAAAGGTAGGTATCATCATCTAGCCTCCAAAATTCTGTTTATTTCATGATCAATTCTCTTTTGTAATGTTTCATTAGCTTTTTGTTGCAATTCTCTAAATGTTTCTTCATTTCCAATCATTTCAGGTACAGCAGGTCCAAAAAGTCTTTTTATAGGAAGTCTTTTAACACCTTCTCTTTGCATAACAATACTCTTACCATTAACAGTAATTATAAAAGCCCTTAAAATTGATTTTAAAGAGCCACTTTTTTTAACTTGTGCCTTTTGTGACCTTGGAGGACGTTGAGGTCTACTCTTTGGGTTTATTTTGAATTTATCTAATCCTAAAAGTTTGCCTTCTGATTTAACAAGTGCATTCAAATTTGATTTATTAGATTTTATAACTTTTATCGTTTCCTTAACATCTTTATTTTTAATTATGTATTTTTGAACAGTTAATTTAGCCATGTTAGTTTTTGCATTTTCAGCTGCCCGATTTATTGCCTTAGATAAAACATTAGGAGTTTTCTTTTTGAAAGCTCCTAATCTGTTTTCAACATCGTTTAAATGCTCTAAATTTACTTCAATAATACTCATGACAAAAACTCCTCCAAAACAATAATATAAGCTGACTCTTCTTCATCAACATTAACTATACGTTTTTTTCTTCCGCCAAATAAAACAATTTCTCCTATTGCAGGTTGAATTCCGTAATCAGATTTTTTTACATATAACAAAACTTCACCAATATAAACACCATCTGATGAACGCAAATTACGTTTTTTCAATTCTTCATTATCTCTGATTATTTTCATATCAACTCCGTTTATTTCAATCGTTTCAGCGAATTCATTAATATTAAAGAATATATCTAAATCACTTGAAAATCTATCTTTTAAAGCCACTATAACCACTTCCTACTTTTTCTTTTTTGAGTCTTTTGAAGATTTTATATATTCATCTGTATCAAAATTAATACTTAAATCTTCATTAGTTTCAGTTAAATCATCTACTTCAACTTCTTCAGTTAAATCATCTACTTCAACTTCTTCAACATCAGTTTCGGTTGAATCATCTACTTCAAATTCTCCTACATCTGTTTCTGTAGTATTAATTTCTTTTAAATCTTCTTTTTCATTTATAATTTCATTTTCTACACAATTTCTAGGTTTTGGAATCTCAACATATTCAGCAGCACCACACTCAACTAAATTTTGTTCTACTTTTTCATCAAATTCAATAATCTCGCCTTTTTCATAATAAGTTTTATTTGCTTTAATTCTATGTAAAGCTTTTATCAAGTTAATTCACCCTTTCAAATTTAATAAAGAGAGTGTTTTCACACCCTCTTAAACAACTTTATATGTTGCCCATGAATTAATATCCCATGGTTTTGGCATTGGCTTCGAAGATAGTCGATGTTTTAAAACATCATCGCTGACATTTGTAATTATTTTAGGTACACGTGTACCTTCGTAAGTATGGAATCTTTTATCTTCTTCCAATTGAGTAATTGCACCATAAAGCATTTCACCCAAGTTTTTAGGTGCTACTGTAAAGTGATCCGTTGGATAAATTGAACTAACCGTTCCACCAATTGTTTGATACCATGCTTCATAAATGTATATAGGTAAATTAAGTCCTTTTAAAATACCTGCAAATGTATAACCATTTCCATTTTCAAAGCTTAGTTGAGGATTTAATTCACCAATACTAAAGTTTCTAATATCAAGTAACTTTCTAAAATCTTCATCAGCTTCTAGTAAATCATAAGCATCAGTCCCCAAAATAATAGCTCCTGGATTATATCCAGCTTTTCGAACTTGTCTTACAGCTGATTTAATATCATCCATTTTTTTAGAAGTTGATTCATCCCACTTTTCTGTTGTTTCTAAAGTAGTTTTTTGACCAAATCCATAATCAATATTATCGTCAATGTAATTCTCTAAATTATCATCTAAATAACCTCTAACATTAATTATTCCATTCGATAAAAGTTCAGAACACATTAATTCTTCTCTTCTAGTTATCATATTATCCATTTCAAGCATATCTTTATCAATTATCGCTTGTTGCCTATCTTCTGGACTCAATGTTGTATGGATTGTTTCACCCATTTGCCTATCATTTAACATTTCTTCTGTAATAGGTCTAGAAATAGCAATTGTTGGTGGTTCGTACTCATTTGTTTTATATCCGGTTCTCTCAACATTTATACCCGATACATTTGGAGCAACAAAAGGAGCAGTTAAATACTTTCCTTTTCTAAAATCCATATCAACTTTTTTTGTTGTAAATGTATTTACCGCTCCAAAAAACATATCTCTCAAAAAAGTTGTTACTGGCATATTCTTATCAAAAGACTTACTCATACTTCTTGGTTCATAGATACCTACATTTCCATTAGTAACATTACCCATAGTTTATATTCCTCCCTTATTTTTTTAAGCTTCTGGATATTGATCTGCTAACATAATACCTAAAGCTCTTAGATTTTCTTCCGCATTGCTAGGTGCACCATTAGTTCCATATGTCAATTCATCTCTATGGAAATAACCTGTTTTATATGCTACTGCTTTTATATCTGCTGTAGTATCTGCATCGTCCGCAAGTATATACTTAGGTTCAACGCTTCCATCAACTGCATTTGCATCACACAACATATATTTTCCTGCATCATCACTTGCTTCAACTGGTACAGTAAATGTTGCACCTACTGTAAAATCAGTAGACCCATCGTTTATAGTGAAATTTATATGTTTACTTGCATATGCAGTTCCTACTACTGCATCAGCTAATCTATTTCCATTTGGATCAACAACAGAAAATGTTCCGCTATCAGTTGCAGCCGTTACACATTTTACTATGTAATTACCAATTACAGCATCTTTAGCAATACTTACCGCTGTCATTGTTCCATTTCCTGTACCTGTTAGTACTGGTGTACCAATTACTTTTTTAATTTCTCCAAGTACACTTCCTTTTTCAAGTGTTCCTTGACCAGATTTCAAAGTTACACCAGTAGTCAACAATTCAACCTCATGTCCTGCAATTAAATTTTCAGGTTTTATACTTCCAACTTCTTGATAACCCATAATTACTCAATCCCCCTTCTTCTTTTATCTAAATTCATCGCTGAATTTTTAAGCCTATCTACTAATGTAGCAGGTTTTTCTTCTCCTGTTGCTGGCTCATTTGCAGGCGGTGTTACATCACCATCTTTAGAATCATCAGAATCATCTTTAGAATTCTTAAGATATTCTGATGATTTGTTTTGTTGCTCTAACATAGCTTTATAAGCTAATGATTCAGCGTTATCAAATTCCTCATACTTAGCTTTATTTAAAAGCTCAGGCGAAACAGAATTTTTTAACTCATCTAACTTTTTCATTCTTTCTCTTTCTTCTTTCACAGCATCATTTCTGATGTCTTTTTCAATTTCATTCTTGTAAGCATTTAGTAATTCAGGATGCTCTTTTTTCAATGTTTCTAAGTCCATCTTTACTTCCCCCTTCTTATTTTTATTTTGATTATTTATATAAAGTGGTTGATTAACCACAGTAATACAAGGTTTATTCTTGAAACTTGACAAGTCATGCGAGATTCCATTTGTAATTAAAAAATTATTTTGAATAGCATCATCAATTTTAACTTTTTCAAACATAACCTCATCCGCAAAACCTTTTTCAACACAATCATCTGCAGTAAGCCATGACTCTTCTCTCATCATTTTGTAAAGTTCTTCTTCATCAATACTAACTTTACTCAAATATGCGTTCATGATAGATTTTTTAACCTTTTCTAAAGCTATTGCTTTTTTCTCAAGTTCTTCAGCATTAAAATAACCCATTATTCCAACCATTGGGTCATGTATCATCATCATTGCATTTGTTGGAATTATAATCTTATCTCCAGCCATGGCGATGATTGTTGCAGCACTTGCAGCAATACCATCAATAATAACTGTAATTTTGGCTTTGTGATTTTTTAGGTTAGTATATAAAGCTTGTGCTACAAAAACATCTCCACCAGATGAGTTTATTCTTACTGTAATTTTCTTTTTATCTTTCAATTTTTCTAATTCGTCTAGAACTTCACTTTGAACAATTAAATCAGAACTCTCATCATCCCAAAACCAACGTCTAGCTTCTTGGACTGCACCATATAATTTTATTTCAGCTTCACTTTCTGATTTATTGACTATTGTTAGAAACTTGTGCACCATCTACACCTCCATTAAAAATTAATCCTGCTTGAATCATCTTCTTATTTTCGTCTTCCAACTGAACTATATTGTTTTCGAAGTCACCACCATTAATTTCAGTTGTTTCTCTTTCCCTTGTACTAAAGCCGTTTTCAACTCTAAGTTTAGCAGCATTAACCTCTTTAACAGGGTCAATTTGCCCTGGAGCAGGTCCAATCCATTCAGAGCCTTGCCAAGCTTTACGAATAATTGGATCTGCAAAATATCCTGGTGCATTAATGCGTCCTCTTGCAACAGCTTCATTAAGCCACAACTCATACACAGGTTTACAAAAATCATTAGCAAACCATGTTCTTTTCATTCGAAATGACTTCCAAGCTTCCAACAGTGCTGCCCTTGATGCTGAATATGATGCCAAGAATGATTTAGTTAATAACTCATGTGGAATTTCAAGTGCTGCACCAATATGCTTAGTTATAGAAGTAACAAAACCCTCAAATCCACTTGCTGGTCTTTTAGGATCTGCAAATACTACATCCTCATTTTCACCAAGCACATTAATTGTTCCAGCTCCAAGCTCATAAGTTGTTGGGTCTGCATCATCAACTCTTTCAGATTCACTTATAGAATCTTCAAATGGTATTTCACTTCTGTTACCAGTTTGTTTTATGAACACAGTAAAAAAAGCTTGAATAACCGCAGCAGTTAATTCAGCTTCTGTGTATCTAGTTATTTGTAATAACGACTCAATTACAGGTGATAGATAAGGAACTCCTCTGTATTGTTCACACCTTTCAGATTCCATAAGATGAAGTATGTTTGGATTGCCCGTCTTATCTCCATAAGCTTGTATTCTTGTAAACTTTGCATTACATAAATTATTACCCATATAATGACTTGAAACGTAATAAGCAACTATCGAACCATTTTTATTTATTTCAACACCATTTATAATTTTATTTCCATTAGATAATTCTTCTATTAGTGTTTTTTGACTATTTAAAATTCTAGGATTATAAATTCTATCAGCTTCAATCATGTGTAATCTTAACGAGTAAGGATAAAATTGAGTTGGATTATCCATTTCAATGATACAAAATCCATCACCATTTAGAATCCAACTTGTAAAAGCTAATTGTTGTAATTCATAAAAATTATTAACTCTTGTTGTATCACAAAACTTCGATTCCGCCCAAAGTAAAAATTCTTTTTCAGTTCTAATTGACCATTCTTTAGCGGTTTCCTTTGTCATATTTAATAATTTATAATCAATACGAGGTTTAAGCTTCAAACCCTCCCCTACAACATTAGTTCTATTGGTATTAATAGCACTTCTAGCTAATGCTGAACCCATGAATAAGCTTCTAGACCTTTGTCTTAAGGTATTAAGATTATAGTCTATATCTTCTACTGGACTTTTAGACTTAGATATCATACCCTTTAAAGCTTTTTTAATCTTGCTTGCCCCGGAATCACTATAACCGGAGTTTATAAATTCCTTTGCAATTTGATGCTGAATAGCTTTTTTAGGGCTAAAAAAACTTAATGTTTTAGCAAATATACTTATTGTAATCACCACCTGTCGAAAAATAATATTTTTAATCTATTAAACCTTTAGATTCTTCATAAAAAAACATTTTAAAATAAACCTCGGCTGTTGAATCTCCTATGTTTGTAAATTTTAAAATATAATAAACATTTGATGTCTTGGTTATTAATTCTTGGTTTTCACTTGAGTTGATTTCAGCATTACCAGTATATTGATTAGTTGAATCTGCTAAAGCTACTGCATCATCCCAAACAGTTCCTCCTGAATAAGTTGGACTTTGTTTTATCGTACTCTGTGCAACATTAGAAGAATTATCATTTGTATTCCTTATGCTAACAGATGTACCAGTATCAGTAGTAACAGTTACATTCTTTAGGATTTCTAGTTTTATTGATGATCCTAATGTTTGCAACTTTATGTTTTTTAAATGTGCATATAAAGTTGACGGTGATTTAAATGAAAATTCTTTTATAGCCCCAGCATTCAAAGAAAATAACGAGCTTGCTAAATTGCCATATCCTGAATGATGAGCGGAATGATCTGAATTTGTATTTTTTATACCATCTGTTATTTTTTCAAAAACATTAGATACTTCCGCAAGTGTTCCATCTTCTCTTTCTAAATATAATTTTAATTTTTCTAAAACTGACATATTTACACATCCCTCAAAGTTATTCTGTAAGCTTTACGCTTGCCACTACTGTTTGATTCTAATTCATCAATCATATCTTCTAAATACTTAATGTTTTTTTGAATATCATCTAAATCGGCTCTTTCTAATTCTCTTGAACCTATTTTATATCTTTTACCATCAAGTACTGCAAGCTCAGCTAAATAATAAGCTTCTAATCTACTTTGATACCTTTCTAATCTACTTAATGCCAAAATTACCACCCCGCTTTAATCTATTCCTTTTTTCACAACACCACGTCTTTTCTTTTTGACTTGCTTATTATCAACAGTATTATCAACTGATTGTGCATTGTTTATTTTTTGATTAAGTCTATCAAAATCAACATTTAGAACTTTCATGGCACAAAAAGCATAGTTACGAACATCAAAAGGCTCATTTCTCTCTTTTATTTTTTCCCATACCATCTTAGGTTGACCTCTTACATTTCTTTTGACAAGCTTTTCACTCGTAAGTCCTTCAAAATATATCCTGTCATAACCTAGTTCAGTATTTAATGGGAAATTACAAAAACCATCACCTTTTTGTTTTATTTTCAATCTCGAAATTATATTTGATTTACCGCCATCAACTCCTAAGATAACCACTAAGGCATTCTCACGTTTTGACCTATAATATCTATGTATAAAAGGTAATCCCTCACCACCATGTCCTTTTATAGAATAAATTCTATTTTGTTCATGTTTTTTAGTGAACTTATAAACATCAGTAGTGTTATGTCCACCTGAGTCAATAAATGTACATGCAATTTTAAGCCTTGAACCATCGATAAAACTATATTCTTTAAAAATAATATTCTCTAATTGCTCCCAAGTTTGAGGGTTATCAGGCTTACCCAAAATTCTGTCATATTTAATTCCCCAAGATTGTTCACCTCTGCCCCATCCTACAATTTCATACTCAAGTCTATCGCCTTGGGTATCAACACCACATGTCAATAGTAAAACACCTTCAGGAATTTCAGCCTGATACTCTTCCCTACGCTCCATTAAAAAATCAGTCTTATCAATTTCAGCAGAAATTTCAAAAGACTGACCAAATAATGTATTAACAACAACCTTTAGCATTTGTTCATCATGCTTAGATTCAAGCCACTCTTTTATTATCGCTTCCCAACTACCCCATGGACTTACAAAGGCATTAAGGTGAAAACTTCTAACACCTTTTGCATCTGGATTGTTTTTAATCCATTCACCCTTTTGTTTCTTCCACGTAAATTCATTTGCTTTTTCTAAACAAGC